CGGAACCGGAGCTGATCGCCTAGTCGAAAAGAACCTGGTAACTTCTCAGCAAATCCAAACCTACTACAAAAGCCTGGAACAGCTCAGCGCTGAAGTCTACGCAGAACGCAAGCCAGTGCAATACACAGAACACGATCCAGTGCCAGAGCTAGAGGAGAACCCGTACTGATGCGACCAAAGCAGCTCAAAGCCAAAGACCTCAGAGCGTTTGCTGTCGTACCAATCAGGGCGCTAAAAGATCCACGCATCACGCCGTCAGCATTCAGAGTGCTCGCGGCGTTTTGTTCCTACGCCGATCACATGGGCAGAACATTCGTAAGCCAAACAAGGATAGGGCAAGACATAGGGCTGTCACAGTCAGGTGTAAGCTGGCATGTCGTAAGGCTACGCAAGTTCGGATACATGACGTTTTGTAAGCCGTTCTACAAAGACCAGAAGAGCACAAGCAACCGCATCGTCTACGATCAACAGGTCAAGCTAGAGGAAACTATACGCTCCAGGCTAACGCCTAAACAGCAAATCCAATTAGGTGAAGCTGAGGCAATGCTAAAACAGGAAGGTAACATGCGCCTAACTGGTATTAACACGGCAGTCGAACTGGACCTATCTAAGCTAGTGGATGAATTTCAGTGTTTGACGACAGAGTTTTTCACACGGGCAGTAGCCGATGGCTGGGTAATCAAGCCGGAGAAACTCAGACGCGGCGCAGCAATGCTGGCAAACCAAGCCGTAGAGCTGCTGAGCGAGCCGTACAGCGACGAAAGGGCAGCTTGATGACCATACCTAGCCGAAAGACAGTTACCCGCACTCAGCGAGCAGAATATGCAAAGTCGCATAATACGCATTATGTTAAGTAAATTGCACAAGATATGGTATAGCGCCTGCAATCTAGGCGGGTCGCCTGCAAAAATCATGCGGAAATCAACATCTAGCGCAATCGACCCATTTGCCCCCCCGCCTCGCGCGTCTTATGTACATACCCCCACGAAACTATTTTCCGAAAAACCATGAAAGGGTCTTCCTATGCCTGACCTAACCTCACCGGAGAGAAAGCTTCTTCTCAGTTTAAGCAGGGGCAGCGCGCCATCTTGGCTGCTGAGGGCTTTTGATTCTAGTTCTCCACTGCATCCCGAAGAGGGAGCTGCTCACACTGAGAGTTATGAGCTTGAAGATGGCCGTCAAGTTCTTGTTCCGCGTGTTAGGATGCGAGATGGTAAGCCTGTTGTTTTGTCTAAGAGGTTTGAGGCTTTTGATGAAGCTATGAGGCGAAAGGACTTTATTGTTGTTCCGGAGGGTGAAGATCCTACTGCATACTCAAAAAGGATCAGTTCTTTAATTGGCAAGATGCGCGGTAATGGCGATGCTCCTTCGTTGCGCCCAAAGCCGCGCCCTAAAAGATTGCTAAATGTGAAAGGAAAGCAAGATGCCTAAATCTAAACCTGGACTGTATTCCAATATTCAAGCGAAGCGTAAGCGTATAGCTTCTGGCAGTGACGAGAAGATGCGTAAGCCTGGCAGCAAGGGTGCGCCTACTGATGCGGCATTTAAGAAGGCTGCATTGACGCGTATGAAGAAGAAGTGATTAGCTGGCACGTTTATCCTGATGGATTGCGTATATGGCGTGATGGTGAGTTGATTGCTGTGATAGAGCATGATGTGTTTCCGCATTTGATTAAGCAGTTGGCTGAGGGTTTGCTGGAGAGGTCACGGGCTAATATTGGGGATATGTATTCTTAGCTATTGTAATATCACTTATGTAATGATATCACTTACATATGAGGATACTTATTGCTTGTGAATATTCTGGCCGTGTGCGTGAGGCTTTCCGCTCATTAGGTCATGATGCTTGGTCTTGTGACTTGCTGCCTTCTGATGATGGATCTGAGTTTCATATAGAGGGTGATGTTCTTTCGTTATTGGGTGATGACTGGGATATGATGATTGCCTTTCCTCCTTGCACTTATCTTTGCAGCTCTGGCTTGCATTGGAATAAGCGGGTAGAGGGCAGGGAGCAAAAGACTGAGGAGGCTTTAGAGTTTGTTCGTGCATTGATGGATGCGCCTATTGGTAAGATAGCTATTGAGAACCCTGTCGGCAGAATTGGCACTGCTATAAGAAAAGCGGATCAGTCAATTCATCCGTATATGTTCGGAGACGATGCCTCTAAGCGTACTTGTCTTTGGTTGAAGAATTTAAGAACGCTAAGGCCGACAAAATTTGTTGAGCCCAGAATGGTTGGCGATAAGCCAAGATGGGCAAATCAAACTGACTCAGGGCAAAATAGATTGCCACCATCAGAGGATCGTTGGAAAGAGCGCAGTAAAACTTACCAAGGGATAGCCGATGCAATGGCTTCTCATTGGGGATAATTATCTTGTGGTATTGCTTTCTTTGTAATATCGTTATTGAACTTGCAACGCTGTATAGGAGGAAATAATGTCTAAGCGTTTTAGTGTTGTGCAAGCCAAGGAAGTGCCTGGTCGGGATAAGCCGGTTTGGTTGCGTCATGGTATTGCTTTTGCGAATGATAAGGGTATCAGCATTAAGCTAGAGGGATTGCCTTTGCCGAATAAGGACGGTGAGGTTTGGCTGAAGCTGTTTGAAGATGATGGCTCACGTTCTCAGCAACCTTCTCGTGCCGATACGGATACGGGTGGCGATAGCATACCGTTTTAAGGAGGGGCGTTATGATTGTACTTACTCCTTACGAGTATTTTTTATTAAGGGGTGCGCTTGATGCGTACCGTAGTGATGAGCGCGATGGTTATAATGAATTAAGCGAAAACTTTATTCTTTTGTACAAGAAGCTGTTTGGTGTTAGTTCATATGAAAACAAAGAGGGTGAGGATTATTCTCCTGGTATTGTTATTGGCCCTGAGCGTTGGGATGGAGATCCTACATTTTATCTCAAGATGTGCGAAGATAGTCAGACGTATAGGGGCATAAAAAAAGAGAATGATCGTTTGCCTATAGATCTTCAATAATGTCTGTTGTGAAGAATGAGCAGAAAAAAAGAGGATAAGATAAAACCTATCCCGCCGGTTGGTCGGTTTGGCGGCGCGCGTTTGTTGCAGCGTCGAATTGGCCGCTCGGAGACATTGGCTCAGAACAAAGAGGCTGTGGCTGCTGAGCTTATTGCTATTGGCACGTCTAAAATTACGGATATTATTGATCTGCATACTGGTCAGGTAAAGCCGCTGAAAGACATTCCTGACGAAGCTCTCTCGGCAATCAAGAAGGTGACTGTTGGCCAGCATGGTACGACGATAGAAATGTTTGACAAGATAGGCCCTCTGCGCGTCTTGGCTAAGGCTAGTGGCTTGCTCGATGTGGAGAAGAATGTGGACAAGCCTTCGATTGTTGGGATCAACATGAAGGGGCCAGATATTACCACAACGTATGAGGCAGATGATGACTGATCTTCCCAGCATGAACTTGGATTTTTCCAAGTCTGCAACGGTTTGGAAGTTTCTACACGACAAATCTTTTGTTCGCGGGATTATGGGTCCGGTTGGATCTGGTAAATCATACGGCTGCGCTGCTGAAATAATGCTCAAGGCTGTTCAGCAAAAGCCTTCGCCGCGTGATGGCATTCGGTATTCTCGGTTTGTAATCGTGCGTAATACCTATCCAGAGCTAAGAACAACAACAATCAAGACCTGGCAAGAGTTATTCCCAGAGGATGTATGGGGTGCAATGCGCTGGCAACCGCCTATCACGCACCATCTAAAGCTGCCTTCGAGGGAAGGTGCGCCTGGTATAGACTGCGAAGTTATCTTCATGGCTCTTTCTACGCCACAAGACGTAAGGAAGCTGCTGTCGCTGGAGCTAACAGGGGCATGGGTAAACGAGGCCCGTGAGCTGCCGAAGGCTGTGATCGACGGGCTGACGCACCGTGTTGGCCGTTATCCTACTCAGTCTGACGGTGGCGCGTCCTGGTATGGCATTATTATGGATACTAACCCGCCTGACGCGGATCACTGGTGGCATGAGCTTGCAGAGAAGAATCCTATCGGTGGTCGGTTTCCCTGGAAGTTCTACCGGCAGCCAGGCGGTGTGCTGGAGGTAAGCGGCAAGGATCTGCCCGAAAACCCAGAGGCGAATGGATTTGTGTTCTCTGGGGCTAAGTGGTGGATGGTTAATCCCTCTGCTGAGAACAAGGTTCATTTGCCAAGCGGATATTATGAGCAGCTTCTCGGCGGTAAGAATGCTGATTGGATCAGGTGCTACGCTGAAGGCAAGTATACGTTTGTGCAAGAGGGGCGTCCTGTCTGGCCTGAGTATGACGATGATATGATGTCAGGTGATGTCACTTATGATCCACAATATCCATTGCAGATCGGCGTTGACTTTGGTTTGACGCCAGCCGCTATCTTTGGACAGCGTACATCTGGTGGCGCCTGGAAGGTTCTCGATGAGCTTGTGACGTTTGACATGGGGCTTGAGAGGTTTGGGCAAGAGCTTCTTGCTAAGATTGCTGCGTCCTTCAATAAGGCTGAGGTGGTGATATGGGGTGATCCCGCCGGTAACAAGCGCGATGAAATCTATGAGGTGACTGCCTTCGATCACTTGCGCTCGATTGGCTTCAAAGCCTCTCCGACTGACAGTAACGCGTTCAACGTGCGCCGTGAGGCTGCTGCTGCGCCTATGAATAGGCTGGTGAGCGGCAAGCCTGGGCTAATGGTAAATAAGAAATGCTTGAGGCTGAGAAAGTCTTTAGCCGGTGGTTATTTCTTCAAGCGTCAATCTCTCGGCGCTGGTCAAGAGCGGTTCAAGGACATGCCGGTAAAGAACGAGCATTCTCACTGTGGGGATGCGTTTGGCTATCTAATGCTGGGTGGTGGTGAGCAACGTCGATTACGGCGCGGTAACTACGGCAACAGCTTTGCTGGTGGCCAGACGTTTAATGCAGCAACAGACTTTGAGATCTTCTAATGGGATTGATTCAGCTTCCAGAGTTTCGCATGAGTTCAGATGAGCAAATTGTTCCTCTACGCTTTGAACATTTGCCGAGAATGCGGTTTACAGAAGATAGCAAGGAGTACATGCGATACGTTCCCAACTACATAGATTATATTTGGGATAACTCAGAGGATGGATGGAGCTGGGCAGCGATTGGCAGAGGTAGAGTTATTGCTGCCTTTGGCATTCGTATGAACTGGCCTGGCTTGGCTGAGATGTGGATGGTTCCGAGCGAGGATCTTTCCAAACATGCGATATCACTTGTGCGTGGCGCAAGGGCTGTAACCGATACCGCTTTGCAAGATTATGGTGTTAGAAGGCTACAAATCTGCGTAAAAGTAGAAAATGATAGCGCATTTAAGTTTGCCAAAGCACTGCATTTTGAGGTAGAAAGTATTATGAGAAAGTTTGGCCCAGAGGGGGCTGACTACTACATGATGGCGAGGTTTTGATATGGCGGGATTATTTGGCGGCGGTAGACGCGGCAAGTCACAGGCAGAAAAAGATGCTGAAGCGGCTCGCGCAAGAGCAGAGCAAAGAGCTGAGGCTGAAGAGCGTGCTGAAATGCAAGGCGCTCAGGCTCGTCGCAGATTGCTCAGTACTGGTGGAATGAGATTGTTATTCTCTCCAGCTCGTCGTGAAGGCCCAGGTGATATACCAATGCAAACAAAACTTGGTGGCGGTCAGTAATGATACGGCCAAAGAAAAAGCCTGGTGCTGTTCAGGGAACTCTCGGCAGCATTAAGAGTCAGTTTCTTAGTGATGTTAAGGGCTTTGCTACTGGCCTCAAAGATCCTCTTAATTATAAAGATCCGTCACCTGAGAGAACTGCCAAATCTAAAAAAGCAGTAGAGGATTTGCGTAAAAACAATAAGCGCCCTTCTAAAAAAGATCCTGTTGCTGATGCTGCTGCTGCCAGAATGGCCAAGATTAAGGCAGAGGGTCGCAAGCGCAGAGTGAAGTTTGAAAAGGCGCAGGGTGAAAAGGCTAAAAAGAGAAGGGCATTATTGCTCAATATTCGGAAGGCAAAAAAATGACACAGATTAAATCAGATCCTAGAGTTCATCACCGCGCAAAGCCAGCGCCAGAAAAAACTAAAGAGGTAAAAGCTGATGCCAAAGAAGCTACACCGAAGGCTGCTCCTAAGCGCAAAGCGGCCAAACCTAAAAATTGAGCAAGGGCGATGGTAGCAAAGATTTATCAGAATCCTGAAGGTGGTTTAAACCGCAAGGGTCGTGAGTATTTCAAGCGCACGGAGGGTGCTAATTTAAGGCCTCCCGTTAAGAAAACGCCCCCCAAGGATAGCAAGGATTTTGGTCGCAAGGTTGCATTTGCTGCTCGTTTTGCTGGAATGAAGGGGCCAATGAAAGATGAAAAGGGTAGGCCTACTAGAAAGGCTTTGGCGCTCAAGGCATGGGGATTTGGCTCTGTTGAGGCGGCTCGTAACTTTGCTCAACGGAATAAAAAAGGATAAGTAAATGGCTCGGCTGAATGTAAAAGATATTATTGAACGTGAGGCCAAAGCTCAGGCTCGCAAGGATGAGTGGCGTTCTATCTATGAAGATTGCTATGAGTTTGCTCTACCGCAACGAAACCTATACTCAGGTTATTATGAGGGCGGTGTGCCAGGCAAAGGTAAGATGGCAAGGGTCTTTGACTCTACAGCCATTCATGCCACTCAGCGCTTTGCTAATCGCATACAAGCTGGTTTGTTTCCCCCGCAAAAGGAATGGTGTCGCCTAGAGGCCGGTACTGGCATTCCAGCGCAACAGCAGCCACAGGCTCAGGCAGCGCTCGATGCTTATACCACCCGTATGTTTGAAATCATGCGACAAACTAACTTTGATCTGGCTATGGGTGAGTTCTTGCTTGATCTTTGCGTGGGTACTGCGGTGATGATGGTGACACCTGGTGATGAGGTTACGCCTATTCGTTTTACGCCTATCCCTCAGTATCTCGTTGCTATTGAAGAGGGAACATTCGGAAATGTCGATAATGTTTATCGCAAGCTCCGCATGAAGGCTGAAACGATACCACAAGAGTTTCCTGACGCAGAAATGACAAGTGAACTAGCTCAGGCAATAGAGCAATCGCCATCTAAAGAGATCGATCTGATGGATGCGGTTATCTATGATTATGAGCGAGCCGTTTATTGCTATCACGTTATTTGGCCTGGTAAGAAGCAAGAGCTTGTCTACCGAACAATGAAGTCATCACCGTTTATCGTTGCTCGATATATGAAGGTGGCCGGTGAGATATATGGCCGTGGCCCATTGGTTACAGCCATTTCTGACATTAAGACGCTTAACAAAACTGTTGAGCTAGTTCTCAAGAATGCTTCTTTGGCGATTGCTGGCGTATATACAGCAGCAGATGATGGCGTTCTCAATCCTCAGAATATTAAGATACAGCCTGGCTCGGTTATCGGTGTCGCTCGTAACGGTGGCCCCCAGGGTGCGTCACTGGCTCCCCTCCCTAGAGCCGGTGACTTTAACGTAAGCCAGATTGTGATGAATGATCTGCGTATGAACGTGAAAAAGATCCTGATGGATGACACGCTGCCGCCTGATAATATGTCTGCTCGATCAGCAACAGAGATTGCAGAAAGATCGCGTGAACTTGCGACTAATCTAGGATCTGCCTTTGGCCGGTTGATAGATGAGACAATGGTTCCGATTGTATCGCGCATTTTGTTCATCATGGATCAGCAAGGTTTCATCGATCTGCCGCTAAAGGTGAATGGCGTTGAGGTTAAGGTTACACCGGTTGCGCCTCTAGCGCAGGCTCAAAAGCTACAAGAGGTAAACGATATTGTGCAGTTTATGCAGATAGCCAATGCTCTCGGCCCACAGGGTCAAGCGGCCCTGTCTATCCCGCGCATAACTCAATTTATCGCAAGCAAGATGAACATAAATCAAGAACTGCTTACCACACCGGAAGAGCAGCAAATGATGATGGAACAGATGCAGCAAGCAATGATGGCAGAACAAGGCCCACCCGCTGCAACTGATGGAGGGGCCACAATGGAGGCAATGCAATGAGTTCACCCGAAGGCTGGGAAGGATTAACCCAGGCTGTCAGTGAAGCGCCAAGAGCTGAAGATATAGATATTCTATATGGTAAAGTTTTTAAGAGTTCTGAGGGGCAGAAGGTTTTAAGCCATTTGCGCAGCGTTACGATTGAACAACCAACTTGGCACCCTGGAGAAGATGCGAGTTTCGGTTATGCTAGAACGGGAATGGCAGAGATTGTTCGCATGATTGAGAAAAAAATAGAAAGGTCAAATAATGGCTGAGGAAGCGGCAGTAGTAGAAGCGGATGCAAATGCTCCGATGATTAACGTGGCAGAGCCAGAGGCTCCTCAAGAGGATGCGCCTATTCCGGTTCACGAACAGCCACAGGAAGAGATGCAAGCATCTGAAGATGATGATGGGCCTCTGGAGCGCCCTGACTATTACCCTGCAAAGTTTTGGGATGAGGATGGCCCTGATGTTGAAAAGCTGGCGAAAAGTTACGCGGAGCTGGAAAAGAAGTTTAAGTCGGGCAAACATAAAGCACCGGAGCAGTATGATATATCTTCACTTGCGGATCAGGGTTTGGACTCTGACGATCCGACTGTCGCCGTATATCAGGATTGGGCTAAGGAAAACGGGATTAGCCAGGCTGCATTCGAGGATTTGGCCGGTCGTGTCTTATCGATGTCAAAGGATGAGCAAGAAAGTGTTGAATACGATCAACGCGCTGAGATGGAAAAACTAGGCTCAAATGCCTCTGAGAAGATCCAGATGACGGAGCGCATCTTGATGAAAGCGCCTCTCAATAACTCTGAGCGTGAGGCGATAGCATATTCTTTGAATAATGCTGACTCGATCAATGCGTTCTTAAAGTATCACCAGGCTCTTACGAATGAGAACATTCCGATCAAGCCTGTGGTTGAGCAGCCAGAGTTTACCAAGGAAGATCTTAATGTTGCGATTGCAGATCCGCGTTGGAAAACTGATGCTGCTTGGCGTACTAAGATAGAGCGTCAATGGTTCCAATCACAGCAAAGAGCCTAAACTCTTGCAATAAGTATCGCTTGCGTGTATTTTAGTCTTGACGGCTAACCGCGCACCGGCCCGTTGAATGTAGTATTCTACTGGTTGGCGCGGCCATAACGCGCAAGCGACCGCCCGAAACCTCGGATAACGGAAGCGTTTTGTTGAAACCTATTAGGAGGTATCTGCAATGGCGCAGAACGTCACTACGGCGTTTGTTGATCTTTTCGACTCTGAGGTCAAACAAGCGTATCAAGCCGAATCGCTGCTTCGCGGCACGATGAGGACACGCACCGGAGTAGCCGGTAATACTGTAAAGTTTCCAACAATCGGAAAAGGTGTTGCCACGCTTCGCGTTCCACAAACTGATGTCACACCACTGAATGTGACTTATGGTCGAGTAACTGCAACGATGGAAGATTACATCGCGGCAGAATATTCAGACATCTTCCAGCAATCGCACATCAACTTTGATGAGCGCTCTGAGTTGGTTCAAGTCGTATCTAAATCTATCGCTCGTCGTATGGATCAGATTATGATTGATGCTCTGAACGCGGCCACCGGCACATCTACAGTTGCAACGACTGTTGGCGGGTCTGGCACAAACATGAACATTGAAAAGCTACGCGCTACAGCTAAAGCATTGAATGAGAAGAACGTACCCGCCGAGGGTCGCAGACTGCTCATGCATGCTTCTCAGCTCGACGCATTGCTTGGCGAAACTGAAATCACCAGTCAGGACTTTGCTGCTGTAAAGGCTCTTGTCCAAGGTGAGATCAATACGTTCATGGGCTTCACCATTTTGACTATGGGTGATCGTGATGAGGGTGGTATTCCTAAGCCTTCTACTCGCACCTGTTTTGCTTGGCACCAGGATTCAATGGGCTACGCTGAGTCAATGTCGCAGAAAACCGAAGTGAATTACGTTCCGGAAAAAACGTCATTCCTGGTTAGCTCGATGTTCTCTGCTGGCGCTATTGCGATCGACGGTGAAGGCATTGTCAAAATTTCTTGCACTGAATAATTAGGAGGTTAGACAATGGCATTCGCATCTGCAAACTGGTCAACAGTTGATGCATCCAAGAGCGGGAACGCTCCAGCGGTGTACACTTACATCTCATCAAGTGATAATTTGGCAACTGTTAAAGGCTCAGGTTATTTCAACACAGTTGAAGCGCTTATTACGACTGGTGACGCCCTTTGGGTCGTTGCTAGTGATAGTCAAGCGCTGTGTAAGTTAATCAATACCAGTGGCGTTATAACCGTTACTGATTTGACTACATAATAAGGTTGGGGGGCTTCGGCTCCCCTTCCCCACTAACAGGAGGGCAATATGGCCGCTGGTGATACTTCACTCTCAATCTGTTCAGATGCTCTAATCCTGTTGGGTGCTGCGCCCATTTCTTCTTTTACAGAGGGAAGCGATGCGGCTCAGGCTTGCAATAGATTATATCCAGATCTGCGCGATACACTTTTATCAAGCTACCTTTGGAGCTGGAGCGTTCAAAAAGAACAGCTTGCTCGATTGGCGGCTGCTCCAGTAGACGAATGGAAATATGCTTATCAAATGCCAGGCGATATGCTTTCTGGCGTTATAGCGTTGTTTCAAAGCTCTGGCGTTGGCCAGTTGCCGGTAAGATACGGCTGGGAAGTCTATCAGGATCAGGTCTATACAAACTTTGAGGAAGTCTACATAGATTACCAGGCGACAGTAGATGAAAGCAAAATGCCGCCTTACTTTGTCGATCTGCTTACTTATGCGTTAGCTTCTAAGCTGGCTTTCGTTATAACCGATCAAATTTCTAAAGCTGATTATTTCAGAGCTGAGGCATATGGTACACCGGCTGATTCTGGTCGTGGTGGCAAAATGCGAGCCGCTATGAATATTGATGGCCGAGGAAAACCGCCCCAAGTTATTGAGGACTATTCTTTAATTAGTGTAAGGTACTAAAATGCGGGTAATACAGTTCCAAACCAATTTCTCGGTTGGCGAGCTTGATCCGCTTATTCGTGCTAGAACGGATCTACAGCAATATCAGAATGCCCTGGAAGAAGCTACGAATGTAATCATTCAGCCTCAAGGCGGGTTTCGTCGCCGTGACGGGCTTCAGTTTATCTATGACTTTGGTGGTACGTTTACAGATTTTAAAATCATCCCCTTCGAGTTTAGTGTAAACGACAGCTATCTTTTGGTTTTTGTTAATCAAAGGATTTATGTTTTTAAGGCTGGAGTGCTGCAAACAAACATTAACGCCTCTGGCAACGATTACATTGCGGCTACTCATATTACTGCTGCGATGCTTGATGAGATCAATTATACCCAAGCGGTTGATACGCTTATTCTCTGCCATGAAGATCTACAAACTAAACGCTTGGTGAGAAACAGTGATACCTCTTGGACGTTAGAAAACCTACCTCTGACGAATTTGCCTCAGTATGCCTATGCGTTTGATACGCACCAACCAGACTTTACGATTACGCCCAGCGCTACCTCTGGCAATATCACCATTACAGCCTCAGCAGCAACGACAGACACAGGAACAGCTCAGGCTGGCGGCGCTGATACAATTACGCTCAAATCTTCATCTAGCTTTACATCTGATGATCAGCCAAATGGAATGTTTATAACTTTAACATCTGGCACAGGCTCAGGACAAACGCGCCACGTTGAGGATTATGTTGCTTCCACAAAGGTTCTAACTGTTTATCCCGCCTGGACTACAGCGCCAGACAACACAACAGGATATAAGGTTGAGCCATTCGCTGCTGCTGCTGTTGGTGAATATGCCCAAGTTATTAGCACCTTTGGCCGCGCTCGGTATGTGGAGTTTGTTTCTGCCACAGAAATGAAGGCTGTTGTTGAGGTAAACTTCTTTGACACAAGCGCTATTACTGCCGGTAATTGGGAGAGTGAGCATGGCTATGAGGACGTATGGTCAAGCACTCGCGGCTGGCCTAAGTCTGCTGCATTCCATGAGGGCCGATTATATTTTGGTGGATCTAAGTCCAGGCAGAACACGATCTGGGGATCTAATGTAATTAACTACTTTGACTTTAATCCTGGCACTGGCCTTGCTGATGAGGCTGTTGAGGCAACAATTAACACAAACCAGCTTAACAGTATTGTTAATTTATTCTCAGGCAATGACTTGCGAATATTCACAACTGGTGGTGAGTTTGCTGTAATACAAACGAGCGATGATCCCATTACGCCTTCGAGCTTTTTTATAAGGCCGCAAACCAGACTTGGCTCTAAGCCTGGTGTTCCTGTTGAAGATTTAAACGGCGCGTCTGTCTTTATCCAAAGGCAGGGGAAATCTCTTAATGCGTTTCAATTCGGTGATACTACGGCGTCCTACCAGGTTCAGCCTCTTTCAGCTCTCAGTTCTCATTTGCTAAAAGATCCTATTGATTTGGCCGCTCGCCGCGCTGCCTCAACAGATGAGTCAGATCGATTGTTTGTGGTGAACGGTACAGATGGCTCGATGGCTGTTTACTCTATTCTGGTTGGCCAAAACGTGATTGCTCCTAGTAGGTTTACAACTGACGGTGAGTTTATTGCCGTGGGCGTTGAGGTGTCTGATGTTTATACAATCGTCAAGGCTCCCGTTATGGATTGGAATACTACAGATGGGCTTTCTGCTGCTATAGATGAGATCGCTGCTGGTACAAAAGACGCATCTGATGGTGGTGTGTATGCCTGGCTGCTAGAAACTGTTGACTCTTATCCAAGGGCAGATCTTGGTCAGAATGGTGTTGTAGGCACTTTGGATGCTGGGTTTTGGGAATCATATGGCAACGGCACAGCAACAATAACTATTGATGCAAATGGTGACGTTACTTTGATTAGGATTGTTTATGGGCCTGGCCCGACAACAATTACCTTTACTGACGTAACGAGCAATAACTATATCTATGCTAGGATATTATCTTTTGTCCAAGCGTTTTGGGAAGCGCATGATGCTGGTGAATCGTGGGTAAGCAGCTACATTACAAATACCTATCATCTGCAAAAGTTTAATCCAGACATTACTTTAGACAGAGCTGTATCTGGTGGTGCTGCTGGAGAAGTTACTAGCACCGGTCTTAGGGATAGGGTTGTTAAGATAATCCGAGATGGCGTTATTGATGGCACTAAGGTTGCGAGCCATGATGGTCGTGTGGACTTTGCCACTGCCTCTACAACATCTTTCGTTGCTGGCCTTGATTATACGGTGACAGCTAAAACCATGCCAGCCGAGCCAACTCTATCCTCTGGATCTGTTCAAGGCTTTAAAAAGAGAATTATCCAAGTTGATGCAATCGTCAATGGAACTCAGAACATGACGATCAACGGCAAGCAAGTTCCGTTTAGAAACCTTGGTGAAAATGTTTTAGATAAACCTGTTGATCCATTTACCGGTACTAAGACCGTTCACGGCTTGCTGGGCTATAGTGGTACTGGACAAATAACCGTAAGCCAGAATGTGCCATTGGCAATGACTGTTCTGGGCTTAGAATATCGTTTGAGTGTGGGGAATTAAGATGAGTCAATTAGCATTTGCTGCTGTTTCTGCTGCGGGTCAAATAGCTGCCGGTGCAGCACAGCGCAGGCAATATGAAGAGCAAGCCAGGCAAGCAGAGCTTCGCGGCAGATCTGAAGCTCTTGCGTATAAGCAAAAAGGCGTTGATGCCTTGCGAAATCTTAATGAAACGCTTGCGGCTATTATTTCTCGATCTGCTGCTGGTGGTGTTGATCCTACATCTGGTTCTGCCTCAACATTGCAAAAGTTTGCTTTGTCAGAGGGCGCTAGGGAAAAGGCTATTGCTCAAGACAATGCTCTTATGGCTCTCGGCCAGGCAAGCACTCAGGCAGGCATTTATCAATCTGCCGGTCGAGCCGCACAATTAAACTCTTATGTTTCTGCTGCTGGTACACTTGGCACAGGTTCGTATAGAGCTGGACAATTAACAGGTTAAGACATGGCTATTCTTCCAAGATATCAGCGCATCGGTTTACAAACTCGCCGACCTCAGCAGTTGGACTTTGCCGCTACGCGGGAACAAGCCAGGCTTGGGCAGAATATTTCTCAGCAAGTAGATCGCATGGCTGACTTCGCCTTCAAGCAGGCCGCTGAGGGCGCTGCAATCCGAGGACAGGAGCGCGTTAGGGAAGAGGGCGCTCGCCCTACTCTTGCGGCAATAGAGGCGGCTGGCGGACCTACTACAATCGCAGAGCGTTCAGCGTATGCCCTGGGTAGTCGCGTGGCTGTTGCGGAAATACAGAATGAAGCTGAAATCGAGATAATGCGGATCTTGAATGATGCTGAAACAAATGAGACACCGTTTAGCACTGTCCAGGCACAGCTTGCCGATATTACAGATGGATACTCTGCATCACTAAATACAATAGATCCAGAGGCAGCATTGATGCTGCAAACTAGGCTATCCTCTGCGTCTGTCAAAGCAGAAGAAAGATATTCAAATTATTATGTAAAGTTACAAGCATCAAAGGCCAAAGCCAAAGTAAACAGCGCTGCTGATGTTCAGCTTGAAAAGGTTGTTGGTAATGCAATACTGCCAGGCAGCGATCCTACAACAATAAATACAGAGATTGGTGAAAGCATTGATTTGCTGGCTGGTCTGGGCGCTGATACAGAAACTCTTGCCGCATTTAAGGAACAGGCTTTTAATGCTGCTATAAAAGAAAATACAATTTACAAGTTCAATACATCGGATCTTGATACTCAGGCCGAGATGCTAACTAGCATGGAGACAAAACCTGTTGCTGGGATGTCTTTGGAACAAACCCAATCTTTGCGCAAATCATTGCGAGCTGAATACACTTCTAAATTACAAGTTACTAAAGGCGCAGCTGCGGCTATTGTTGTTGATGTTAATGAGCAAAGCCGCATACTAGCAAAGGGCGGCATGCCTTCGCAGAAAGAAGTATTAACACTCGAAGAGCGAGCCAATGCTGCCGGTGATTATGGTGCGGGTGCAAGAGATGCTGTCGGACGCTTACAGTTCAACATGGAAAAGGCTGCTGCATTCCGTAAGATGACGCCAGAAGATCTAGCTGCTGAGGTGCAAGCTCTAAGGCAAGGCCTTGAGGGTATGGGTGAGGCTGGTATTGATACGCTCATAGAAGCTGAAACATTAAAGGTTGCAGAGGCTTATCTAACTGCTGCTAAAGCCGGTGTAGAAAAAGCTCAAACAGCTCGCAAAGCAGAGTTTAAGCCTATTGTTGATAGCCTGGCGAATGAAATTGCAGATTTTCAAAAGATAGTTGATTCCGGTCGCGCTGTAGAAAGTGGGGATATTGCAAAGTTAATTGAAGCTGTCAGCAATGTTCCAGAAGATCTAAGGCAAGATCTTACTGAGGATGCTATGGCATTAAACATAACAAGTGCTACTGCTGAGGCTGTAGGCAATATGACGCCAGCCGAAGCTGCTGGATACATTAGATCCCTTGGAGCAGGCATTGAGGGCATTGGCGATGCTGGATTAGATACTCCGGTTGAAATAGAAACATATGATCTTGCAAAGAAAATGCTGTCTGGCATGGAGGCAGAATTAAAGAAAGATCCTCTGTCATACGCCATGCGCGTTGGCCTTAACGATGCAAATGGCAATGCTATTGAAATCACGCCGATTAACTTTACAGATCAAGATGCAACAATAGAAACTATGAGAAAACGCATCAATGATGCGACTATTGTTTCTTCTAAGTATTCAACGCCAGTAACATATTTCACGCCGCAAGAAAGATCTATGCTGGCTGAAGTTATGTCTGAAGCCGATCGCTCTCAGCGTATGTTCTTTCTAGGTGCTATTGTTGAAGGTGGCGGCCAAGCGGCTCCTGATATGTTGGCTGAAATATCCAATACTGCTCCAGAGTTTGCCGGTATTGGTGCGCTGGTTGTAAACGAAAGAATGGATGCAGCAATCAGCGCCTTGCGTGGTATGGATGCAATAAAAGGTGGATTTAAGCCAATAGAGTTTACACCATCAAAAACTGACATTCCATTCAATGCAAAGACTACTCAGGCTTTGCGCTATCAGCCAAACGCCGTTGGGATTACTCGTCAGGTTGCCTCAGCAATCTATGCAGATATAGCTAAAAACGAAGAGGAATTTAATGAGGATCTTTGGAACCGTGCAATAGATCTTGCCCTTGGCGCTGATGGTGCTGGCAATGGTGGGATTCAAGAAGTTCGCGGCGTAAATACATTTGTACCTCCAGCATTAAGTGCTGATGATATTGAAGCAGCACTAAAATCAATAACGCCTAACAGCATGTCTGTTGCTTCTGATGGGCAAGTTATAGATGAAGAATTTTCAGAAAATATTTCTAACAGTAATAGTTACAAGCCGGTATCATATGGCGGCAATAAATTTATCTTGACATATGGAGATCCTAGCAAAGCCCAACCCATATATGTTTTTGATAAATCCGGTGATTACTTAGTGTTTGATATGGAGAAGTTAGTTGAAGCAACAAAACTTAGTGATTTAGAAGTTGAGGCTCAAGAAGTCAAAGGTGTAAGCACAAAACAAGCAATGAGAGAAATGACTAATACGGTTCCGATTGATGTTCAAAGATCTACAAGCACAGATCAAAAAAAGCTTATGAGTAGATATCGTAAAGAAATACGAGATGGATTACGCGCTAGCCCAGACTTCTTTTTGTCTTATGATGACTGGTTGAGCGAGCAATAGGGAAACAGCAATGTACTTTGACCAGCCCGATCCACTAGACATCCTGCCCCAGCAGGGCTTGCAAGCACCACCTGGTACGCTTGTAGAAAACCTTGCGACTGCGTTTGATGTTGCTCGCTTCAACGGTGGGTCTGGTACAAACAGCAAAGCATTTACTATGCTAGAGGTCTGGGGGCCGATCGTAGACCTAGCTAATCAAAACGGCGGTGACTTTGAAAACCCTGGCATATATCTCAGCGGCAGCTTGTTTGATACAAGCGCTCCTCGCGTTTATGAGAGGCAAACCCAAGAGCTTTATTCTTGGATGGCAGAGAACAGAGAATCACTGCCGCCAGAGCTACAAGATATAACGCCTGATGTAATCGATCAGCGCACTAAAGACTTTGTGCAATCTAAGCAGAATGAATTAGCAGAGCTTGCGAGAACAAATCCTGACCTAGCTAGCGCGGCTGCTCGCTTTATTGGCTCTATGGGTTCAGCGTTTGGTGATCCGGTAACGCAAGCCACAATGCCGTTTGGCGGTTGGTCTAAATCATTCTGGAAAAACGTAATGCAGAGCGCCGCTATAAATGCTGGCGTTGGTGCAATTACTGAGGTTGATGTTGCCAAGTGGTATAATGAGCTTGATCTGGAATACAGCTATCAAGACTTTTTAACGAATGTAGCTGTTCAAGGCGCATTCGGTGCAGCATTGCCTGTTGCCGGTCGCGGTATAAGAATGACTGCAGAGCAAGCCAAGAAAGGCTGGGAAGTATTATCTGGCAAAGGCCGCAAGCCTGTTAGCCCAGAGGATCAAGCCCTGGTTGATGTCCTCGAAGCACAAGAGGAAGTGGTTGCCACTAATCCGCTAGAAACGCCGCAAGATCCTAATGTGGCAGAGTTTGAGCATCAGAGCCGCTTAACTGCCGCACAAGCAGCGATAGAGAACAATCAAGCGCCAAAGATAAGCCCAGAGCCAAACGCGCCTATAAAACCTTCTGTAGCAGCGCAAGCAGCAGATAATCTTGATGGCGTTCTATATACCTTAGACCCAGATATAATTGAGGTTGATGCCAAGACGTTTCAGTTTAAATCTGGCGGTGATGAGTTTGGCGTAACAGAAAGACTGCAAGGCATAACAACTTGGGATAAGTATAAAGCTGGTGTTGTAACGGTGTATGAATATGCAGATGGCCGCTTGGCTATTGCTGATGGCCACCAGCGTCTAGGTCTAGCAAAGCGCATTCGCTCTCAAGATCCTTCTCAGGATGTAAAGGTTATCGGGTATAAGCTGCGCGAGGTTGATGGGATTAGCCCAGAAGAGGCGCGTGTAATTGCTGCAATGAAGAATATTGCAGAAGGCACTGGCACATCCATTGATGCGGCTAAGGTGTTGCGGGTTGAGCCTGATAGATTGTCAGAGTTGCCGCCACGTTCTGAGCTAGTTCGCCAGGCTAGAGATATGATGGCTCTAAGCGATGAAGCATTTGGTGCTGTTGTTAATGAGGTGATACCGGCAAACTATGGCGCTATCGTTGGCAGATTAATTGATGATCCCGCGTTGCAAGATGCTGCTATCCAGGTTTTAGCTAAGTCTGAGCCTAGTAATGCCTTCCAAGCGGAATCGATTGTGCGCCAGGTGCGTGAGGCTGGATCTGAAGAGGTAAAGCAAATATCTCTATTTGGTGAAGAGCTAATAACTGAAAGCTATTATGTAGAGCGTGCAAAGATCTTAGATCGAGCATATAAAGAACTGCGCCGCGACAAAGCAGCATTTGAAACATTGGTTCGTAACTCGGAACGCCTGGAGGCAGAAGGCAATATCTTAGTTAAGGAAGCAAATGAAAGAAAGGCAAATACAGATGGCCAAACGATCGCGCTCCTCCAAACGCTTGCAAACAGAAAAGGGCCGCTCTCCGATGCCCTCAACCAAGCAGCAAGAACAGCCAGAGACACAAACAGCTATGTCGAAGCAACCAGAGGTTTCCTCGATGCTGTCAGAGGATCAATTGAATCGGGCGACTTCGACCGCATATCTTCTGGCGACATTGGACGCGCTGTCGATGGTGCGCCGCAGATCGCTCGATCTGAAATTGAAAAAGAACCAGCCCTTGAGGGCTTCGACGAGCCAACGGGGGTAGCAGCAGAACGCCAGGCCAATCAGCTTATTGATGATATGTTCGGTGTTGATGAAGTAGATGCTGACTCTATTGCTGGCCTTAAACGCTTGCTTGATGAAAGCCCAACCAGAGATCAGATAGACAATCATCCATCTGTTATTAAAGCGCTGGATGAAATGGAAGCTCGCGCAGAAACGTCTGGCATAGAGGGCTATGACACAGAAACCTGGCATAACTCTCGCGTTTATAAAATAGATGACCAGGATGTTACCTCAACAGCAGAGGCAATGGTTCGGTTCGAGCGTGATGCAGAGCAGTTAGCATTTAAAGAGCTAGGTATAGATCCACAGCCTGTTTTTAGAAATAAAGAGCTTACTATAGTTTTAGGCCCACCGGCTGCTGGTAAAAGCACAATCGCCAATGAATTAGCCATTGCAAACAGATCTGCTATCCTCGACAGCGATGAGATTAAAAAGGCATTGCCAGAATATGAGGGCGGTATTGGCGCATCAGCGGTGCATGAAGAGAGTTCTGACTTGGCAAAGATCTTACAATCCTTGATGATCGAGCAGGGAACTAATATCGTTTTGCCAAAAGTGGGCCATTCTGTCTCTAGTATTCGTAAAGCAATATCACTATATAAAGATAAGGGGTATAAGGTTCGTCTTGTAAATATGGATGTTACCCCAGAAAACGCATATCAACGTATGATCGGGCGTTTTGTATCTTCTGGCAGAATTATCCCACCGGCATATCTTGATGCTGTTGGGGCTAATCCATCTGCCACATTTAGAACATTAAGACAGGAGGGCGCAGCTGATGGCTATGCGGAAATCGACAACAATGGCGGCTTCAATGACCCCAAAGAAATCAGAGAGGTCTCAGGAGACAACCCGTTATCAGGATCTAGCTTCGATGTACCTTCGGGTGGACGAACAGGACCAGACGCTATCAGAGTCGCAGAGCGCGATAGTGCAACGTATTCTCTCGAAAAAACGCAGCCTACCACAGACGGAGCAATAACTGACGATATAAATACATCTGACATCTTTGATGACATGGATCTTGAGGTTCCTCTTGGTGAGCGGTTTGATCCTGTTACTGGCGAGCCAATAGAAACAACTATGACGCTTAGAGATGTTAAGGCTCAAATGGATCAGGAAGATGCAATGATAGCCCGATTGGAGTTCTGTACAATATGACTTTTAAAAACTGTATTGATGAGGGTGTTGCTGAAGGACAGATCACTGAGGATCAAGCCAAAGAGATCAAAGGTCTGTTTGATGAGCTGGAAACAAAGTATAACCGGCAAATGGGTGGTGCTGCTGCAACAGCAAAAGCTGCGGCTGATACATCTATCTCTGCAAAAAAGATTGCTATAGAGCGCAAGCGCCGCGCTATGCTCCAGGCTACGACCTGGAAGAAGATCAATTATGACTTATCAAATTATAAAACAGCTTTAGGCACACCTGACAAAAACAGAGCGGCTTTAGCGTTGTTTGAGCAAGATCAGACGTCAAAGTTTAGAAGCATTGTCCAGGTGCAGCAGGCCGTTCAGCGTAGCGCTACGAGAAAGATGGATGAGTTCTTGTCTACCTTTCGGCGCAATCTGGCCGGTGAGACTAGGAACAAAGCGCAACTGAAGAACGTGGTTCGTGAGATTTTTGGCGAAGAAACCGGCGATGTTTCTGCTAGGGAAATGGCGCAAGCCTGGAGGTCATCATCGGAATATTTGCGTACAAGGTTCAATGCTGCCGGTGGTGCTATACCCAAACGTGTTGATTGGGGTATGCCTCAGATCCATGACACTATGCGAGTTCGTCAATCAACATATAAAGAATGGCGAGACTTCATATCTCCGCGTCTTGATCTAAAGAAGATGATAGATGAGCAAACAGGCTTGCCGTTTTCAGATGGTAAGCTTGAGTTTGCGTTAAAGGATGCTTACGAGACAATACGCAAAGATGGATTTAATAAAGTTAAACCTGGTACAATGACGGGCAACAAGTCCTTTGCCCAACGCAATCAAGATCATCGTTTTTTTGTTTTTGAAAATGCAGATGGCTGGATGGAATACCAGCAAAAGTTTGGCAACCCAAATGCGTTTGATGCAATGATGGGCCATATTGATATGATGTCGCGTGACATTGCCATGATGGAAGTGCTTGGCCCTAACCCACAAGCAACAACAAACTTTATCAAACAAACATTAGAAGCTGATGCTGCTGGTGATGCAAAGGCAGAACGCGCTGCTAGACGTACTGGAGCATCTATAGATTCATTATATTCAGCGGTAAGTGGATCTATAAACGCGCCTGTTGATAGCACATTTGCATATACATTTGCCGGTATTCGCCAGGTTTTGCAATCGGCGCAGCTCGGTGGCGCGGCTATTGCTGCAACAACTGATATGAATTTTGGGCGCATTGCTCGATCTATGGTTGGCTTGCCGCAAACCAAAATGCTGAAGAAATACCTAGACTTTATGAACCCTCTCAGCATGGAAGAGAAAGGACGCCTGGCTATTCGCCTGGGTCTAACGGCTGAAGGCTGGTCAACTCTTGCTGCTGCCCAAATGCGCTATGTCGGTGATTTGTCAGGCCCAGAGATAACACGCCGTATGGCTGATTTTGTTATGAGGGCTTCTTTGCTTTCTCCCTGGACGAATGCCGGCCGGTGGTCTTTTGGTATGGAGTTCTTAGGAAACCTGGCTGACAACGCTGGCAAGACATTTAAGCAGCTCGATCCTATGATGCAGAAAACGCTAGACCATTATGGCATTGGCGCTGACAAATGGGAGATTGTTAGAACAACCCCGCTCTATGAATATGAGGGCGCATCGTTTTTAAGAGCTGAGGACATCGAGGCCCGTACAGATATACGCTCAGATTTAGCTCGTGACTTAGCAACTAACTTGCTGGCTATGGTAGAGACAGAAACAAACTTTGCTGTGCCTAGCAGCTCTCTACGGGGCCGTACTTTTCTAACTGGTGATACTCGGCCTGGTACACTTGCTGGTGAACTTACTCGATCGTTTGCCATGTATAAAAACTTTGGCGTTACTTTGGTCAATACGCATATCATGCGCGGTCTGGCACAACCGACACAAAGGGCCAAAGGCACTTACTTCGCAGATCTGTTGATTAGCACTACATTAATGGGCGCTCTGGCAATGCAGCTAAAGGAAATGGCTAAAGGCCGAGATCCTCGCCCAATGACAGATCCAGAGTTTTGGGGCGCTGCAATGCTTCAAGGTGGTGGTCTTGGTATATACGGAGACTTTTTATTCTCAGATGTAAACCGTTACGATCGAGGATTGGCCGAAACTATTGCGGGGCCGGTTGTTGGTTTTGGTGATGATGTTCGCAAGCTGACGATTGGTAATGTCACGCAAGCAATCAAAGGCGAAGATACAAATATCGGAAGTGAGTTTATTAACTTTGCTGGCCGTTATACTCCAGGCTCTACGCTCTGGTATTCTCGCCTGGCATTGGAAAGAATGGTGCTGGATCAGGGAAAGCTATGGGCAGATCCAGATGCCAGAAGCAAAATGCGCCGGTTGGAATCCAGGTACAAACGTGAATACGGGCAAAATTTTTGGTGGCGTCCTGGCAAAGTTGCTCCAGAAAGGCAGCCCGATGTTTCAAACGTGTTTGAGCAAAGATGATAAATCTGGTATAGAGTAAACATAGACATAGGAAAATGACATGGCTGACATTCCAATAAATCCGGTTACACGCCGAGTTGAGTTCACAGGTAATACTGGAACTGGCCCATTCGCGTTTACCTTCAACGTGCTTGCTCAGGCAGATATTGCTGTTTACAAGAACAACGGCTTGCTTACTCTTACGAGCCATTACACAGTGTCACTAAACTCAAACGGCACTGGATCAATAACGCTTGCATCGGCGCTAATTGCTACGGATGAGTTGGTGATTATCGGTGACTTGCCATTATCCAGAACAACGGACTTTGTGACTGCTGGTGACTTACTTGCTTCATCTTTGAATGAGCAGTTTGACAGTAATGTTGTTATGTCTCAGCAGCTTGATGAAAGATTCGATCGGACTATTCGCTCTCAGCCAGGCGATATAAACAAGAATCTTTATCTGCCTTTAGTTGATGATCGTGTTAGCCAGCTTCTTAGCTTTGATAGCTCAGGTAATATCACAACCACAAGCTTGTCTAATGTTCCTGATATTGGAACAGTTAATTTAACTGTTAGCGGCCTTGCATCATTTGCTGATGGATCTTTGGGTGCGCCAAGCATTACAAATATTGGCGATACAAATACCGGCATATATTTTCCCGCAGCCGATCAGCTCGCGTTTACTGCTGGTGGGAATAATATATTCAGCATAACGTCAACCTATGGGCTAATGAGTAAGCCTTTATATTTTAGTGATGGCATTCTTCTTACGGATAATTCGGCAACAGCCCTAACAATCAAAGAAGGTTCTAATAATTATTTAACCTTTGTTACAACAAACGGATCTGAAAAGCTTTCGTTTGGTAAGCCGATTGATGTTACTGGTGCGATTACGACTAACACAAGTCTTAACATTGCCAGCAGCACTACGGTTGATGGGATCTTAGACGAAGATAACATGGCGTCTAACAGCGCGACTAAGCTGGCTACGCAGCAGTCTATCAAGGCTTATGTTGATGCACAGGTTGGTACAGTTGACACGCTTGCCGAGGTTCTTGGCAATGGCAACACGACTGGCTCTAATAACATTATTGTTACTGCTGGTCAGTCTATTACTGTGGATACTATTTCTGAAACGACTGCGGCTAATGGCGTGGTTATTGATGGCGTAACTCTAAAGGATGGTGGCGCTACAGTAACCGCAGATGTGTCTTTTGGTGACAACGACAAAGCCATCTTTGGCGCTGGGTCTGACCTAGAGATTTACCATAGTGGCACAGCAAGTCACATCAAAGAAACTGGTACTGGCAATCTAAAGATTGAAGGCACTAATATTGAGATTAACAACGGCGCTGGAACAAAGACATACATCCTTGCAACGGACGGTGGCGCTGTTCAGCTTAGGTATGATGATAGCCCAAAAATCGCCACCACTTCCACAGGCGTTAGTATAAGTGGCAATGCTGCTTTTGGCGATACCAACAAGGCCACCTTTGGCGATGGGTCTGATTTAGAGATTTTTCATTGGTCAAATAACGCAAGCTACATTCAAGAAAAAAACCCAACAGGCAGTTTGTTTATTGAAGGGGCAGATATTTATATAAGAAGTTACTCTGAAGGCGACAACATGATTGTTGCTCAAAGAGATGGTGCAGTAACTCTTTACTACGACAACGCAGCCAAGATCGCCACCACCAGCACAGGTGTAGACATCACTGGAACTTTGACCAGCGATGGGCTGACTGTGGAAAGCACAGGTGGAGCGGCAGCACTATTCAAGGGTTATACCTCTGTTACTGGAGTAAATAGCGTCAATAATGGTGAAGTTCTTTTAGGTAATAATGCTTCATTTCAAGGTAAAATTAGCTATGAGGGCCAAACGAGTGGCGTCCTTTATATTGAAAATTCTTATAACAATGATGCTGCTGATATTTTATTCAGGTCAAAATCTTCTGGGACTGCCCAAAACAAACTCCTAATTGATGGCAACGGCGACATCAGCTTCTATGAAGACACAGGCTCCACTGCAAAACTGCAATGGTCAGCTTCAAATGAGCGGTTGGGCTTAACTGGCAGCGATTATCAGTTTTATATTCAACAGGGTTCTAATCAACCTTGGTACAACAGGGCTGCTTCGGATGGTAGTTACAGGCTGCACTTAAATGGCACTGGCGATATTGTAACCCTCGACAGCAGCGGTAGTGTCGGGATTGGTGGCACGCCTGTTCCAAGTACATCAGGTTATGACACAGCAACACTTCACTTAAGACAAGTTGGATCATCTAGTGTTGGCAGTCAATTAAAATTTACGAACGGTGTTTCTGGTCACACGGCAGCAGATGGCGGTCATATAAGTTATTGGTTTGATAACAATTTTTACTTATACAATGCTGAAGCTGGTGATTTTCGTTTCTTTACATCTGCTACAGAACGTATGCGCCTCACATCAGCGGGTGATTTGTTGGTGTCTAAAACTTCCGTTGATTCAGGAGTTGTTGGGGTTGAGGCAAAAGCAAATGGAACACTAGTTGCAACGGTAGACGGAGATACGGTTTCTATATTAAACCGCAAAACCAGTAATGGTGAGATTTTGCGTCTGCAAAAAGACGGCTCCACTGTGGGGAGTATTTCAACATACTTTGGAAACCCAATGTTTGGAAAAGCAAGTGGTTCTAGATTAGCTTTTGATACTTCTGTTATTTACTCCACAAATGATGCTGGGACTACTGAAGACGGAAGCTATGATTTAGGAACTAGCGGAAGCCGATTTGATGATATCTTCGCCGTTAATGGCACAATCCAAACTTCTGACCGAAATGAAAAGCAAGATATTGCAGAGCTAACAGACGCAGAGCAACGTGTTGCTGTAGCTGCCAAAGGTTTGCTGCGTAAGTTCCGCTGGAAAGATGCTGTAGCTGAGAAAGGTAATGAAGCCAGAACGCACTTTGGTATCATTGCACAAGACCTACAAGCTGCATTTGCGGCTGAAGGATTAAACGCTGGCGACTACGCTATGTTCATCTCAAGCACTTGGACTGACGAAGACACTGGCGAAGAACGTACACGCATGGGTGTTCGCTACAGCGAATTACTAGCGTTCATCATTGCAGCAATTTAAGGAGAAACAACATGGCTATTACTTACACTTGGACTATTCCAACATTGGAACACAAAACCGCTGACGGTGGCGTTTACATTGCTCACTGGCGCTGCACAGGCGTTGATGATGATGGAAACACAGCATCAGCTTATGGCACTTGTGGGCTAACCTACGATGCCTCTGCGTCTGACTTTACGCCGTATGCAGATATTACAAAAGATCAGGCTCAGGGCTGGGTCTGGGGTCATGTATCAAAGGATGGTACTGAAGCTGCTATTGCTGCTAAGATTGCTGCGATAGTTAATCCAACTACTGCAAGCGGAGTTCCGTGGGCAGCATAACCTGAAAGGAAATCAACGTGGCTGAAGAACAAAAGGTCATTACGATTGACGAAGTAGAATACACTGAAGATCAACTGAGCGATGTTGCAAAGCACTGCATAAATCAGATTAAAGCCCTTGAAGCAAACATCAATGGCATGACGTTAAAGATTGAACAGATGCAAGTTGGTCGCGCTGGATACTTGGAAAAGTTAAAAGCTGAAATAAAGGAAAAAGAGTAATGGATAAGCGCACCGTATCATCCGCTCACACGCGCATTGATGGACTGGAGAAGGAAATCGTGGCTATTAAAACCGAGATGGATATTCAATTCAAAGATCTGTTTAACCGCGTAAAGCGCTTAGAAGCGATTGTTATTGGTGCGTCTGCTTTCATCATAGCCTTGCTTCTTCGCATAAATATGATGGGATAAACCATGCTTGCTGAATTAGCAGCAGCTAACGCTGCTTACAGCACGATTAAGAAGTTTGTTTCTAATGGCAAGGAGGTGTCGGATTTTCTGGCACCTCTTAAAAATCTTGTAAGCTCTGAAGAAGAGCTAAGAGCCAGAGGCAACCGCAAAAAGAATGGTTTATTTTCCAAGGTCATGGGCAAATCTGCTGATGACTTTGATGAGTTCTTAGCCTTGCAAAAGATCCAAGAGCAAAGAAAAGAGCTAGAATCTATTTGCCGATTGTATGGCAAGCCAGGCACTTGGGATTCATTCTTAGCCTTTGAAGCCAAGATGCGCGTTCAGCGAAAGAAAGAGGCTGAAGAGCGGCAACGTCAAATTGCTGCTACAATTAAATATATTTCCTGGGGTTTGATTGCTACTCTAAGTATTGGGGGCTTTGTTGCCCTATACTTCTTTACTGAATTTCTAAAAGATATGAGGTGACTATGGAAAAGATACTTGCTTGGAAGATCATGCCGCGTTTGATGATGCTGGTAATGACTGTAATGTATATTCGCTGCATCGAGTGGGCGCTGACTCAGCCTGATCTTAGTACACAGCAGAGTGCGCTTATTAGTGTTGTTGCTGGTGCAATGACTGGTGCATTTGCTGTGTGGTTAGGATCGGAGAAATGATTGATAAACTGATAGCGCCGGTCACTGGCCTCTTAGACAAGTTCATTCCTGATGCTGACGAGAAAGCAAAGCTCGCGCACGAGATTGCTACTATGTCGGATCGACACGCGCAAGAGCTGGCCCTGGCTCAAATATCGGTCAACCAGGCAGAGGCAGCAAGTGGAAGCACTTTTAAAGGTGGCTGGCGTCCTTTCATTGGTTGGGTGTGTGGGCTTGCTTTTGGTTGGCATTTTATTGGTCAGCCTGTTGCCCTTTTTGTCGTTGCGCTAACGGGAACAGAAATCCCGCCTTTGCCAGAATTTGACATGGGAACGCTGCTCACTGTTCTTGGTGGTATGCTGGGGATTGGTGGCTTGAGAACATATGAAAAGCAGAAAGGCTTAACCAAATGAGAGAGATTAACGAGATTATAATTCACTGCACTGCAACAAATCCAAGCTGGTATGCTGATCGATCTGTTGATGATGTGGTTGCAGAGATAAGGCGCTGGCATGTGGAAGAACGTAACTGGTCTGACATTGGCTACCACGCAATTATTCACCGCGATGGATCTGTAGGCTATGGCAGGCCCGTAGAGCGCTCAGGGGCGCACTGTAGGGGGCGCAACAAGGCATCCATAGGGGTAAGCCTAGTAGGTGGCCGTGGCGGCTGTGCTGACGATGCTTTCTTAGATAACTTTACGCCAGAGCAAGAAGAGGCTTTGCGTGAATTGATTGTGGAATACAGCAGCAAGTTCCCCAGCATCAAAGAAATATCTGGACATAATTCCTATGCTAGAAAGGCTTGCCCTTGCTTTGCTGTAAAAGATTGGTCATAAATATTTTCGGGGCTGGCTAACAGGAAACTGTGACAGGGTTGTGATGGACTTGCTGGCCCCACGAAAAAACCCCCCCAGATTTCTCTGAGAGGGCTTCCCCTTACCTAACATAGATCGAAATGCAACCCGCATACCACAATGAAAGCGTACATATATAGCAACGTTGAGGCGACCAAACCCCTCGGTTAAATTTACTTTGCATTGATTTAAGTCTTAGGTCAACGTTTTTTTATTTTATCAGAATGCCGCACTAAAGTATCCAGCGTTCTCTTTCGAGTGTATCCCTTAAAACTCATGCGTCTGCATATGGTGTCGCGGTCTACACCTTTGTTTGCCAGGTCAATAATCTCCTTTGTTTCTGGTTTAGCGTCTCTGCCGCCCATATTATAATCAACAGCTACGTTTTGTTTTAGAGATTGGGTTTGACCATCACGCGATTGCGTTCTCTTTCTGATTGCCTTTGCATCTTCGAGCATGGCCTCACGCATTTGATCCTCAGTCATCAGAGGCCTCCGGTTTTGGCATGGGTCTGATGTTTGGAATGGGGAGCTGATACTCTGGAGGGCCGCCCATTTGTACGCACTGAGGTTCGAAGAGCCTTTCCAGGTCATAATACTCAGCAAAGTCCTTACACTCACTCAGCGACGAGAATATTACAAACGCCATAAATGCGGGTTCAGTCATTGTTTTCTTCCAGTCCTTTCTTCAATAGCTCTGCCAGCTTTATAATCTCTTCTGCTCGCTGCGAGATTGTGTGCCGCTTCGGTTCACGCTTGCTGTCCATTGCAATTATCGATGCTGCTCTGATTATCGATGACGCTATCTTTTGTAGCTCTTTGGGCATTTGACCTCCTTCCTTGTTTTATGGTTATCCAGTAAATACCGTTGCGCTTTATAAAATTATTCAGATTAGTGAGTGTCGTGTCCAGAAGTTCTGCTGCTTCGGTTTGGCTATAGCGGGATTGTGCCAGTGATTTCACCAGCTCAATCCTTTCTTGCTTGTGACGCTCGGTCATTTCTATCCAGGTTTCCATTACTTCTCACCGTTCTGTGCGCCAAGGCTTCGTAGATTTTTCAGATAGGCTTTATCGATCTGCTCGCGCAGTGGTTCACTCAATGCCTCGATGCCTTCTGCGTTATGCTCTTTAAGCTCACGCAAAAATGTCATGCGCTTGCGCGGCTCTACCGGATTGCCTTCTTTGTCTTTGTCCGTGTTTGTGTAGACTGCAAACATCTTTACCAGGCGCATAGCAAACTCTGACTGATCTAGCTCGGCCAGTGTCTTGCCAAGATGCGTTCGTAGATTGAGCAAGCCAGGCTCCGGTTCTGGTTCGAGCGGGTGTACGCTAATGTTTGGCTTCTTGCGTTGCTCTATGGCTTTCTCCTTGCGCTGTACTGCTGCGATATCGTTGGCGCTGGCGTAGCTGCCGCCATGCAAGCCAAGTGATGCCAGGGCGCGACCGATTGCGCTTGTCTCTGCATTCTCCAGAGCGCTGGTCTTGTTGACGTTGCCCTGCCCTCGTATCTCCTCAGCAAGCCCAGAGCCTACGGTTAGCCCTTCTTTGCTTAGAATGGTTGCCTTGACCACTACGCGCTTGCCATCGTCCACCAGGATTGAGGTATCAATGCCAAGCTCTGTGCCGAATGCTTGTCTGAATGCTTCGACGCGCACAAATACTTCTGTGTATTTCTTGCCGCCGCGCTGGGTTACGCCGTGGGTTTTGTTCAGGTCATTGACCTGTTTCATTGCGTCAATAAGTTTACTCATTTTATCCTCACTGTAATAGATGGGTTGCCTGGGTTGATCGAGCAGCCTGGCACTGTCTCGCCCTGCTCCATCTGTTTCTTGATTGCTGCAACATCTGGCCGCGTTGTTACCTTCATTAGCTGAGAAGGAACCTCTGCCTCGTCATCGATCCTGACAGACCAACGGGGCTTTGTTCTGCTAACTGTGGCAAGCTCGTGCTGGATCTTGGTTTCGCCCATAGCATCGAGCAAATGCCCGATTGTCTGCGAGATTGCGTCTTGCTTTGCGCTCAGTCGTTTTGCTCTGGCGGTGTAGGTTGCGGCCAGCTCTTTCGCTGCGACCTCAAAGATTGAGCATTCGGTGCGCTCTTGTATGAGCTTGCCCAGAATGTCCATTGCATCTGTTTCACCGTCCAGCGTGTCAAGAAACGTGTCTTGATCGTCGCCGGTGATCTCTCGGATCTGGTTTGACATGCGTTGGATCTCTTCAAATTTTACAAACATTTTTTGCCTTCCTTAGTTATGCGCCAAACGATCTCGTTATTACCAAAGGCGTTTTTGCGTCTGTTTTCTGTGTCCTCGATCAACTGCATTTCTTGCAGTTCACTCAGGCGCGGTCTTATGCTAAGAATAGACAGCCTGGCCGCATGCGCTATCTGCTCTCCTGTTCCTCCTCCAACAAGAGAAGCGAGCGCCTGCAATGTTTGAAGTCTTTTTCCCTTGACTGTCTGGGCCACCTTGTGCGCCGCCGCGCGTTCTGTCTCCTTGGGGTCGCGGTGGTGCATCTTTTTTATGTCTACCGTGCCAATCATTCTTTGCCCTCCTTGTTTGGCATGATGACAACGGCTCGCAAGCCGGTGCCTCCACAATGCCAGCAGCTCTCAGAGACTGTGACGCCTCGGCTGTGGTCGTGTTCTATGGTGTATCCATTGCCCTTGCATGATCTGCAAAAGTCGCCTTCGTCAAATATATACTTCATTGGAATACACCGACGAAGAACAAGCCAACAAAGA